TTGTAATTATAACACTTCTTACTTAATAAGTCAAGAGTCCATAAATACATTACAATGCCTAGATTAAGTCTTTATCAACCAAATCGTACAAACGATTATCGTTTTTTTGATCGAACCATCTCTGAAATGTATACAGTAGGTGGGTTAGATCTCTATATTCACAAATACCTGGGTCCAAAAACCGGTGGCGAAGATTCAACTGAATCTGGTAACTACGATGCAACACAACCGCTGTATAGTAGCGAAAATCCATTGTTTATACAAGATCTTTTGTTACTAGAAAACCGAGATCGTGCATACGACAAAGATGTTTATCGTATGCGTGGTGTGTATAATGTACAAGATATTGATTTTGATTTATCACAATTTGGTTTGTTTATACAAGACGGCACACTTTTTATTACATTTCATTACAACGACATGATTGATACATTTGGTAGAAAACTAATGTCTGGTGATGTTATCGAAGTTCCAAATCTTAGAGATTTACATCCTTTAGATCCAGCTATACCTCGAGCATTGCCAAGATACTATGTGGTACAAGATGCTAGTTTTCCCAGTGAAGGATTCAGCCAAACATGGCAACCTCATCTTTGGAGAGTAAAAGCCACTCCAATGGTAAATGCACAAGAATATCAAGAAATTATTAACAAACCGTTTGTGTCAGAGCAAATACACGACAACGGAAACTTTTATCCGGCAGGTAGTATTGTAAATTACGGTGACACATACTATCAAGCAAAAGTTGATGTTCCTGTTGGTACTGAAATTACCAACACCACTTACTGGTCAACATATACTCCACCTGCCGAAGAAACATATGGAAGTACTCGTGACAAAGATACCGAACTCAATGACGCTATCTTAGCACAAGCACAACTTGAAGTTCCGCTTAGTGGATATGACACTGTTAGTTTTTATATTGTACCTACAACAAATGAAGGTTATCCAGCTGATCCAACAGCAGTTACAGCAGGCGGTGGAACATCTCAAACCGCAACAACAACTACTACTATTCCGATAAAATATACCACAGGAACAGTGACTTTTAGCGACAGTGCAGATATTTCAGCATCAATCGGTGTTGAATTTCCGCCTGATCCTACCGACGAGGATTATTCATTAAGAACCGACTTTTTTCCACTTCGATTGTATCAATACGATTCTACCCAAGAGACATGGAGTCAAGTCGAGCTTGACAATAATTCTATAGTTTCATACAATCTTGATCCTGTTGAGCCGGTTGTAACATCTGAATCTATTACAGTAGATTCGACATCTATAACTGCCGGAGATGCCGCAGCAACTCCAAGGGGAGATGGATACACATTGGGTTATTTAACCGGAGATGGGATTGCACCAAACGGCTTACCGGTTACACCGGGTGTTAGTTTTCCAGTTGATCCAGCAGAAGGAGCATTCTGCTTACGTCTTGATTATTTTCCAAATAGACTTTTTAGATATGATGGCAAACGCTGGCTTAGAATTGAAGATAATGTAAGAACTGATCTTACAAATGGTCCATTAAATCAAACACTGCGTTCTAGTTTTGTCAACAACCCATACACTGTTAGAACAACAGATCAAGGCGCTATTCCGAGCAGACAAAGTCTTAGTGACCTGTTACGCCCACGTGCCGATAATGGTAATGATGGCGGCGGATTTGAACCAAACCCTAGACCAGGAACTCAGCCCGGACAACGAAACGACGGATAAAACATGCAAACATTTTTTTATGATGAACAGATACGACGATTTTTGCTACAGTTTGCTAGAATTTTTTCAAACTTTCAAGTTGAATATGGCAAAGACGACAACACCGGAGCACCCACTCTGTTGCGTGTACCTGTGAGATACGGTGATGCCACACGTCAGGCACAAACTATCATACAGCAAAATTCAGCTTCTAGTATGCCATCAACTCCGATGATTTCATTTTACATCGGAGCACTTGATTACGACCGGCAACGTATGCAAGAACCATATCATGTCAGTAAAACACAATTACGACAAAGAACATACGATCCCGGAACCGAAACTTACGAAGTTACACAAGGAAATGCTTTTAGTGTTGAACGATTAATGCCTGTTCCGTATCGTTTACAATTAAATGCTGATATTTGGACATCGAACACACACCAAAAATTTCAAATATTTGAACAAATTGCTACCTTGTTCAATCCAGCACTAGAAGTACAAAGTACCGACAATTTTTTAGACTGGACAAGTTTGAGTGTTGTTGAACTAGAACAAGTACAATGGAGTAGCCGGTCAATTCCGGTAGGCGACGACGATCCAATTGACATAATGACAATGAGATTTACACTTCCTATATGGATTAGTAGTCCAGCCAAAGTTAAAAAAATGGGTGTTGTCGAAAGAGTTATCAACTCGATTTATGACGAAGCCGGAGATTTACAAGATGCTGTTATTAATAACGATTTGTTGTTAGGAAACAGACTTAAAGTAACTCCGTTTGGGTATCAAGTGCTGTTGATAGGAAACAAATTACAAGCACTAAACGAAAGCACAGTGGTAAATCCAACTAATAATAACACTGATCCGCAATCAGCAGTACCAAGCAACGAGCAATGGCATGCAATTGTCAACATGTATGGAACACTTCGTGAAGGTGTAAGTCAAGTGAGGCTAGACAGTCAATTTGACGACACCGAAATAATCGGTACAGTTTCATACGATCCAACAGATGATAATTTCTTATTGTTTGACGTTGATACTGACACTATTCCGCAGAATACATTGAATCCTATAAATGCTGTAATTGATCCGTTGGTGTCTGGCCCTGGCGTTGGATTACCTGATGCCGCAGTAGGACAAAGATATTTAATACTTCAAGATCTAGGTAACACATCAAATACAGTGTCAGCTGCTTGGGGTAAAATATCAGCATCAGCTAATGATATCATCGAATACGATGGTGCTTTTTGGAGGTTGGTGTTTGATAGTTCAACCAACACCAATACACAATTTGTTACCAACTTGACAACTGGATTACAGTATAGATGGACCGGTGAAGAAGGATCGGAATGGGTCAAAAGCTACGAAGGATTGTACCCGGGGGGTGAATGGAGTCTTGTGTTATAAGTGCAGTTGGGGCATGGTTTTATGCTACAAATACTGACCGTTATCTATATCTAATGAGAAATGATAAACGCAATCTTGGTTCGTGGGGATTGCCTGGTGGAAAAGTTGAAAAACAAGAAACTTTTCTTGATGCTATTGTTCGAGAATGCCACGAAGAACTTGGGTCAATGCCCGAGTACAACAATATATTTCCGCTTGAACAGTTTAACACACCTGATGGCAAATTTTCGTATCATACATTTTTTATTGTAATTGATAATGAATTTAAACCAATATTAAATCACGAACATTTAGGATATGCATGGATTGATTCGATGCATTGGCCTAAACCAATGCATCCAGGGCTCTGGAATACTGTAAATTTTGATGTTATTAAAAATAAAATTTCAACAATAAGACAACAAATTTTAAATCAATAGCGTCCAATAACTACTTCAATTGTTCCTTCGCCGTCGCTATGATCTTGCAATGCTTTACCAATAACAGTACCCATTTTAGGATCATCAGATGCCATTGCACGACCGTTGCCTGCACTAACCATCATGTCACCTTTGTGTACTGGTCCTATTACTTTACAAGGTACACGTCCTTGTAGAGCTAGAGGAACAACATGATTGCCTTCTTGTGCTGCATTCATTAGATGTGCTGGATCTGTTGATACCACGCCTGCTACACGTTTACATTCAGCTGTATCACACATTGTAATTTCTTTGTCACCACCAAACATCACAACTGTACCTGGTTCAATGTCAGCATCTGCTTCATACATCTCTGCTAAGTCAGCGTATTGTGCTTGAGTAGTAGTAGCAGTAATTACACCTGCACTAAAGTTACCGCTACCATCACGGAACACAATAGTGCTTGCAGTGTTTGCGCTTGTAGCGTTTGAAGTAACAGTAAATGTACCGCTTGATGCGCTACCACTGATACCGCTACCGCTTGTAGCACCTGCTGTCAACTTACCATCCAACTGTGTTTGGATTGCACTTGTAACACCATCTAGGTAACCAAGTTCAGTCGATGTAACTGCCGATACTCCAACTTTACCACTACCATCTGACACCAACGCTCTTGACGCTGTTAAGTTTTCAGTATCAATTGTTGTTGCCGCACCAGTGATTGTTGCTTGTTTACCATCCAACTGTGTTTGGATTGCACTTGTAACACCATCAACATAGTTCAACTCTGCTGTCGTTGCAGTGACACCATCCATTTTGTTAAGTTCTGCTGCCGTAGCTGTTATATCAGTTCCGCCGATTGCAATAGTTGTGGCATTCATCTTGCCGTTAACATCTAGTGGCACATCCATGTCCCAACGACTGTTAGTGTTATCCCATGTCAGTGACGCATATTCGCTCCCAACTGGACCAACTTTAATACCGCCGCCGTTAGCCTCTGCACTTGTAGATGCATTGTTAGCAACGTTGATTGCTAGGTCTGCAATTGTAACAACTGTACTATCAATTGTTGTTGTAGTACCTTGTACTTCTAGGTTACCTGTGATAATTGAATCACCTGTGATATCAAATCCACCTGCGTGTGTAACTGTTACAGTTGCATCAGCAATATTGCCTACAATGTTGCCACCGGTAGCAATAACCTCGACTTGGCTTGTACCATCGATAATTTTAGTAGCATCAACTCCAGTTAGTCCACTACCGTCGCCTATAAAAGCTGCACCTGTAATGTTGCCCGTGGCAACAACTTGACCTCCGGTAATGATGTTACCGCCGGTGACATTACCTGTGTCAGTAATACCATTTGTTCCATCTAATGTAATTGCCATCGTTGTTTAATCCTTGTTATCAGTATTTATCAAATTGAAAAATATCTATTAGTTTAGTTATAACACCGTTAGTGTTGATCCTGAAGCAACTTCAACATCACCTGTGATGTCAACTGGTCCAACCATTAACGCATTGATGTCCCCGTCTACAACAACACCTGTTTCACTTATAGTTTTTGGATTCGAAATAAACCCTTGAGTAAGTACTTTACCAATCCCAAACTCAACTGTGCCGTTCTTTCCATTGACCGAAACTTTAACATTGCCGTTAGTATCAGGTATCGATACATTTGATGTACCATTTGAAATGCCCGATGCACCCGGAATATTAGTTAGTCCGCTACCATCACCAACAAAAACACCGCCTGTTGTTTCAATGTTGCCAGTTGCTTCAACTAGTCCACCTGTAATAAAATTACCACCAGTTACGTTACCAGTAACCGATAAAGATGATAATGTTCCAACCGATGTGATATTTGTTTGTGCTGCTGTTTCTAGTGTACCAGCAATATTTGTAAATGCACCTCTTGTACCAGCAACGTTACCACCTGTGATGTTGCCTGTGGCATCAACTAGCCCTGTTGTATTTAAATTAGCACCATCGATGTTGCCCGATGCTGTTACAGTAACAGTTGTTACATCTGCATCAGATACTAAGTTACCGCCTTGTACATTACCTGTAAAGGTTGCTGTGGTACCATCAAGTGTTGTAACTGTACCTGTGCTTGCATCAATATCGCCTGTTGCTACCACGTCTGTTGTGTTAACAGTTGTAGCATTAACAGTTGTGATGTTACCGGTTGTGTATGTAGCTAGTGTACCATCTAGTGTTGTAACTGTACCTGTAGCTGCATCAATATCACCTGCTGTGATAAAGTTACCACCAGTGATGTTACCGGTTACAGTTGCTCCTTGATCAACCACCAATCCATCTGCAACTGTAATAAATGCTTCATCATCAGACTTGAATGTGTCAGCAACAACAGTTGTAGCAACAACACTTGCACTTGTTTCAATATTACCAGTTGCGTCTATTGCGCCTCCAGTGATCAAGTTAGCACCAGTTACGTTACCTGTAAATGTTGCTGTAGTACCATCTAGTGTTGTAATGCTACCAGTTGAGGCATCAATATCACCTGCTGTGATAAAGTTAGCACCAGTTATGTTACCGGTTGCTGTTATAGTTGTGTCGGTTGTAATTGCATCGTGTGCATATAAGCTACCAACTTCCGATGTACCCCAATCAACAACTGTTACAACATTATCTGCAATTGTGACATTTGCTGCAGAAATCATATTTCCTGCGCTGTTATCAAACCCTTGGAATGCTTTTTGTTGTTGTGAATTTGATGTATCGTAGTAAACTAATTCACTACCGCGGTCTTTGCCATCATTGCTTGTTAACGTAGCACCGTTGGCACCCATACCTTGAACAATGATTGGATCTTCGACTCGCAAATCATCAACATTAATATACGTAA